CACTCTTTCCCTACACGACGCTCTTCCGATCTAACGACTAACGCCCAGCCGTTCCCCAAATTCTGTCTGGCTTAAATGTAAATAAGTTTTGCGCAGTTCCCGTATTCTTTCGTATGTTTCCATTATGGAGCAACCCCCTTTCTTTATTGTGTGATTTTAATATACATCTTAAAAATGGTTTAGTCAAGACAAAATAAATAAAAAATTTTCAAAAAAGGGTTGACAAGGACAATTTGCTGACTTATAATGGCTTTACAAGGACAAACAAAGAACCTTGAACAGTCTGAACAAGACAAACCGGGGAAGCCAAACCCACAAAATGCGCACTGCGTAACAAGGGCAGCGGACGTGCCAGCTACAAAGCACGCAGACGGTCAACAAGTTTTACCACTTTTTAATGTGAAAAGGGAACCGCAGTGCAGAAAGGACGGTACAGAATATGGCAGGAACTAAAAAAGAAATGGAAACCATGCTTGCAACAGAGAACCAGCAGGAAGCAACAGAGGTTATGGCGTTCTTGGGCGAACTTGCGCCGGAAGAAAAGAAAGATTTTCTGGTGTTCATGCAGGGTATCAGATTTGCAAAAGGCATGGCACAGAAAGCAGCGCCACAGACCGCATAAGGGAGGGGCGCACAAATGGAAGTACAAGGGACATTCAATGCACAGCGCTTTTTTGAAACGCTGGCGCTGATTATCTCACAGCGGGAAAATGTCAAAGTCACCGTAAAAGTGACCCAGACCCCGGAAAAAGAGAAAGAGCAGCAGCCAGCGTGAGCGCTGGGCACACATCAAAGGTTTTTCAAAGTCAATAGGAGAATAGCAGCAACGCTGTTCATATAAAACAATACCAGATACAAGGAGGAATACGCAAAATGAAAGATTTTGTGAAGAAAGCAGCAGTTGTGGTCAAAGACAGTCTGGGACTGCCAAACCACATGACCATGTTTTACATGGAACCCGGAACATACCGTGAAGAGGACGTGCCGGAAATGTTCAGAATTAAAGGCAAGATTGTTCCTGCAATTCTGATTTCGCAGTATCACAACACAATGATTGACACATTAGCTGGCGACGTTCCAATGTCGCTGCCATACCAGAAGCCAAAGCACACCATAAGAATTGATGAAGCGGCGGCAGCCTGCGCCAGAAAGGGTGAGGGCTGGCACCTTATGACAAACACGGAATTTGTCTATATGCTACATGAAGCGGAAGAACTGGGGCGCATAATAGGCGGCAACACGAACCACGGAAGCAATGCATACAACCCGCAGGAAAAGGGCGTTGTATACGACAGCGCCGGAAGAACACTGACCGGGTGTGACCCGCTTACATGGTCACATGACGGAACCGCAGGCGGCGTGTTCGGTATCTGCGGCAACTTCTGGGAATTTGTAACGGGCTTACGCCTGCATAAAGGTGTTGTGGAGTACACAAAGGACAATGACGCAGCAGTTGAGGGCTACAAGGACGAAGCCCCGGACTGGACCGTTGCAGAGGTAAACGGAAAGCCATTGAAGCTGTACGGCAGCAGTGACGGCGGCGTGGTTATGTCAACCGCAGAAAAGATAGAAAAGGACTGGGACGGCTGCCACATTGCAGAATTGCAGCTGGAAGAGTTGGAAGACGTGCCGGAAATTGCGTACAAGCTGGGAATTGTACCGCACGATTGGAAGAACGAAACAGCCGGAATATGGGCAGACAGCGAACTTGAAGAAGCCGTGCCTGTCCGGGGTTCGAGTTTCGGCGGCGCTTCCAACGGTGGTGCTGGTGCGCTGAGCTTGATCGACCCCCGTTCTAACGTCAGCAACTTCGTTTCGTTCCGTTCCGCTTTATTCTTGGAAAGCTGGGAACTGGTAACTGATTTACTGAAAGCGGGTGCGGAAGCACACGCAGGAGCGCAGGACGAATGAGCGCAGATAATTTCCCATACGTCGAGGGACAGCCAGCGGAAATCTATTTTGACGGTAAATGGCACCGGGGCAAGATAATTGCCGGGTACAGATTTAGGGACGGAATAGTGACCATACAGACGGAAGATGGGCAGAAAATCTGGTGCGGTGAGAGCCGCAAAGAGTTATACAGAGCATTGTAAAAATGGCAAGCAAAAAGCCTTTGAAGCTGTGCCGGAAACACAAAATCAAAGGCTTTTCAAAAGTCAATATGTTAATAATTCAATACATGTTTATTATACCATATTGGCGGTTACAAGTCAAACATTTTAGGGCTGAAAAGTCCTTAAAAATAGCGGGTTTTATCCCTGCTAAACGGGCTTGTATGGGGTATTAACATTCCTACGAAATATATAAATTTATATATACGCTGTATGGATAATAAACAGGATTGATGGAGGATAGAACCACCCCACTTCTGGTGTACCCTTATACGCTGAAAAAGGTATCAGACAGAAAAGGAAGTGCAGTGGTGTTTATCAGAGAGAAGAAGACAGACTGTGCCAATTATAGAGAAGTGGACATAATACCACGAACAGAAGCAGCAGAGCAGGCAGCCAGAGGGAAGAGGGGCAAGAAAAGAAAAGCCAATGCCCCAAAGCAAAAAGACCTTAACGACAAGAACGCCAAACGGTATCTGGTGCAGCTGGGAAATGGCAACTTTCACATAGGGGACCTGCACACGTCATGCACCTATGACGCAGAAAACCTGCCGGAAACAGTCGAAGAAGCAGAAAACATTGTGACAAACTACCTGCGGCGCATAGCATACCGCAGAAAGAAACTGGGGCTTGAACCACTCAAATACATACTGGTAACAGAATACAAGTACAGCAAGGACGGGCAGTGCCTAAAGCGTATACATCACCACATCATTATGAATGGCGGGCTTGACCGTGACGACGTGGAACTAATGTGGACAAAAGACCGCATTAACTGGAAAAAGACAAAAGACCCGGAATACAGAGCCAGTATAAAGCAGATGGGCTGGGTGAACGCAGACCGCCTGCAAATGAATGAAAACGGAATAGAGGGACTTTGCAAGTATATTGTCAAGGACCCGCAGGGAAAGAAACGCTATTCCAGCAGCAGAAACCTTGACCGCCCGGAAACAACCAGAGAGGACGGCGGGGAGAAGCAGCAGCGTGACCAGAACCACTGGAAGTACAGCCGAAATCTGAACGCACCGGAAGAAAAGTGCAATGATTTTAAGTACAGCAAAAGGAAAGTGGAACAGCTGGCAAAGTCACCGGACGCAGGGCTGGAAGAGTTCAGAAAGATATATAGCAATTACAACATTGTGTCATGCGAAGCGGTCTTTTATGAACAGACCGGGTGGCATATTTACTTGAAAATGTGGAAAAAAGAGCCAAAAAAGGCAGGACAAGGAGGAAAACGAAGTGGGAACAGGAAGAAAAACAAGGCTGCGTCGGATATTAAGGTGTAAGAGGATAAAAAGAGCAATTAAGGCATACGGAAATTACATTGCAGCAGGCGTGCTGGTATTCGTTGTGTGCGTGGCTGTGGTAGGCGCAGCAGTAAAGCCAACAGCAAGCACACTGCCAAAGAACACACCGGAACCAGTACAGACCACACAGCCAACAGAAAGCACCACAGGAGAAGCGGAAACGTACCCGTTCAACCTTATGTCATTTGACTGGGACGGGGAAGCGCTGGACGGCTGGACACGCTATGAAGTGCCGGAGGACTACGCAGACAACGGCGGGTATTTACCGGAATGTATGCAGCAGTACACATACATAATCTGCAAGCAGTATGGCGTTGAATACACGCTGGTGCTGGCAATTATCGAGATAGAAAGCGGGTACAGATGGGACGCCAGCTGCAAAGAGGGTTCAACAGGATATATGCAGGTATTACCGAAGTGGCACAAAGAGCGTATGAACAGACTAAATGTTGATAATGTGAAAAATCCATATTTCAACGTGCTTGTCGGTGTAGATTATCTGGCAGAACTGCAAGAGAGGTTCGACACAGAAGCAGAAGTGCTGACAGCCTACAACTACGGCGTTGCTGGTGCTTATGAACACGTATGGAACAAAGGATTGACAGAAACAGAGTATTCAAGAGAAGTGCAGCAGGCGAAAGAAAGAATTGAAAGAAGAATGAGGGGTGAATGGTGATGGAAAATGAAATAAGACTGGGTGACATTATGGACAAGCTGACGCCCAGTGACAGAGTGGTGATATATAACGCAGCTGGACAGGTTGTATACCGTGGATATGCTGCAAACGCAGTGCATGGAGCATTGAACCCGCAGCGACGCATTAAGAAAATGGGACTGGGTATGGAAACATACAGAGCCACGGAACAAATGTGGGACTGGGCGAAAACAGACAGCCTGCCGGAGCAGGTGCCAGTTGAGCAATTCACACAATACCGGGTGGAAGACCTGCAACACATTCTGTATATCAGAATTGAACTGAAAAGCGAATTTGAACAGTGAGGGACAGCACATGAAGTGTAAATTTTGCGGGGCAGAAGTAAAGCTGGGCGAACGGTGCCAGTATTGCGGGTCGATAGCAGAAGCGTTCTACTACAAACCAGAGGAACCGCCGGAGGTTGTAGGAAGAAACCAGACAGACCGGAAAGAATACACAGTGCAAAAAGGTGACAGCCTTTGGAAGATTGCACAGAGGTTTTACGGAAACGGTGCCGCCTGCTATGCACTGGCACACAAAAACGGCATTAAGAACCCAGATTTGATATATCCGGGACAGGTATTGAAGATTTAGGAGGAAAAGAACATGAAGCAGCAATGGAAACCACCAGAACTGGAAGAAATGCCAGTGGTCATATTATCACTGCACCAGAAATGGTGGCAGAAAATGGCAGCGGGTGAAAAGGTTCTGGAACTGCGGAAGACAAAGCCACAATGCAAAGCACCGTTCCGGGTGCTGGTGTATGTCACAGGCGGTGTGGGAATAGTTGGTGAATTTATTTGCCCGGAAGTTCTGGAAATCAAGAACTTTGAAGAAGCAGAGAGAAAAAGCAAGGTTCCTGCACATGATATTCACAATTATGCAGCAGGCAGCAGGCGCAAAGTGTACGGCTGGGAAATAACAGCTGTCAAAGAATATCCACGAACAGTGACGCTGGCAGAACTGGGAATAAAGCGTGCGCCGCAGTCGTGGCAGTATATGAGGTGACAACATGGGAAAATATTTCAAAGAACCGTCACACA